AAATCTGCGGGATTCCACGCTGACACAAGTAATCTACGGCTATTTGGGTTTGTTTTAAGGTCGTTGATTAGGTTTGCAATTTGGTCTATATAAATTGGGTCGCCAGTATTAAAATCTATTCTTTCAATTCCCCACTTTCGCCACTGATGTCCATAAATTTTTCCCAAATCACCAAATCTTTTGGCAAATTTTTTATCTGTCTTAATTTTTGTGACAAACTCTTCTTTTGTGTAAGGTCTTCCTTCTGGATGTAAGTGTTCTTTATTCATAGTTTTTTATTTCATTTTTTAATTGTTCTAAATCAATACAACATTTTTTACTTTTAACTCTATTATCATACCACCTTAACATTTGTAAATTACAAAGATGACTAATAATTTCAGGTTCCACACTATTCAAAAACCCTTCAACTATTGAATATTTGTGATCCAACTGAAACCCGTTTTTACCATTTGTTACTCTTTCTAAATTATTAGGGTTTATAATATTTATATATTTTTTATATGTTGATTCTGTTAATTTTTTTACCTTCTTTCTATAAATTTGATAGTCAGATAGAAATTCGTCTGGTATTACCCAACCTCTTTCTATTTTTGTTTTCATAATATTATCAATTCTCATTTTAGGATTTATATTGGCACTATTATCAACACCATATTTTTCTCTTAAAACGTCTTTTATTTTTTCTTTAATTTCTTCTGACTTAAATGGGTTGTTCACTCCATACTTTTTAATCCAAGTGTTTAGTGCTTTTTGTTTTATTGCTTGATTATGGAACGAATGTTCAACCCCATATTTCAAAATCATAGTAGATTTCATTCTATTTTTTAATTCAGAATTTTGTAATGTATAACCACCATATTTCTTATTAACTGTTTCAGTTCTTTTGTTATTTCTTACTATTTTTTCTATTTCGGATAAGTTGTCATATTTTTCTCTGAATTTATTTTTTGTTTGTTCGGAGTTGTTATTACACTTTGCAGAACAAAACATTCGTGTTAAATCAATTATTGGTTTATTACAGTTTATACACACATTAATTGAGTTTTTTTCTTTTAATATGTATTTAATCCTATCTACCAATTTTGGCTTATACAAATCCAAAAATATAGTATTATCAATTATTTCTTGTTTTAGTGAATTATCAATTACTCTCATTTTTTGAGATAATATTTTATATTCATTATTTTTTAACACACACAGAGTTGACTGAATTTTATTTTTTAGACACATTTTGGTTTCTTTTATAATAAATATATAAGAAACCAAAAAAAGTCATTATTTTTCATTATTTTTTTCTATTCTTTCACACTCTGTTAAATAAGCCTGGTAATCATCACCTGTCCATATGTTACAATCATTTTCAAGTAGATACTCTATTGAAGTGTCCCCACGTAGGAACCATAACAATTCTGTTACCATTGTTTTCCAAGCCATCTTTTTGGTTGTGAGTAAAGGAAACCCCTCACTCATTTTATGACGGATCTGTCTACCAAAAACACTAATTGTGCCCGTCCCAGTACGATCCATTTTACGGGTACCATTATCTAAAATGTCCTGTAATAAATCTGTGTATTGTTTATCTAGGTTATTCATTATTTCTCACCTATAAACTTAAGAGCTGATGTGCTTCCGGCCATGTTGAAGGTGAAAACTTCAGATGAGCAAGCTATATCGTTTACCCTAATTTTTAATATACTACATAGTTTAAAGTCGTTAAGTATAGTGCTTTCCATTAAGTTATCGACTATCCATATAATTGTTCTATCTTCAGAAACTTCCATAGGTTCAGAGTATTTCACATAAGAGCCATTAACTAAAAAAGACAAGTCTACCGTTGGGTATTCATCACAAGTATATCCACCCTGAAGATAAAAAAATATTGATCCGTCAACATTTTCTAACTTTAAAATTGATCCATTATTTTCAGCGGTATAACATATCCGATAAGGATCATCAAACCCATTATTAATATTTTTGTTCATCCATTGTGCGTTAACATTTAAGTTTAACATTAACGCGATACTAATCATTAATTTTTTCATATTTTTTATTTATTTTGTTTCATTTTACAATCGCCTTTGTTAATTGATTAATAAGCCCCTGAACTTCACCAAATTCTGTAAATCTAATTGATGGGTTAGTATTAAAAAATTCAACATACCATTCATTATTTTTTATTTCTTCGTTTGTAGGCGTAATAAAAGTTATCCCATCAACAATATCAATTACATAGTAATAGGATTCGTCAGTATCATATTCTTCTACTTTTTCTTGTTTAAACCCTAAAAGGGTTAATTCTTTTTCTGTCATTTGTCTTGTTTTTATTTAGTTTTAATTTGCGATTTATACCAAAAAATGGTACTTTTCGCAATAAAAAACTAAAATTATTTATCTTCTTCTGATTTATTTTTCCATTCTTTCCAAGTGTCAAAATCTTTTAGGGATTCTAAATTTTCCTTATCCATTTCTTTGGCTTGTTGTATTAGTAAATCTAATGTTTCCCATTCTATTTTACAATATCCCGGATCGCCATATGATTCTAATTCTTTACCCAACCATTCTACTGTTGTCTGTTTCATTTCCTTTTAATCGTTTAAATTTAAACTATAACCTTCAAGAGTCTCTCTGATTTCATCTCTGATTTTTTGACAAATATCTATTTCCTCACTTGACGCTTCTTCGTTTGAATAAAACTTAATTCCGTGTTTGGTTGTTGACCTTAACTTTTGGTCAAGATCCCACATTGACATCTTCCACTTCATAGCATCAAGTGCCACTCTTGCATCTTGTGACTCTTCTACCGAATCAAATTCTATTGTTATTTTTCCCATAAAACAAAGATATAAATTTTTTTATAATAAATCAAGAAACTCGTTGAATTCTATTTTAGATGGTGGTCTTCCATCAATATCACAACAGGTATTGTAATAATTTCTAATTTTGTCAATTACTTCCTCAACTTTAATTTCTTTAAGTCCATCCATTAATGTGTTGTCCCATAAGTTCATTTCGTCGTCTTCCATATAAAAATCTCCATCCGACCCTATGTAAGGTGTTGTGTCTTCACTCATAATATTTTTAATTCTTTTCTGTATTTTTCAATTTTAACTCTTGTTGTTTGGAACTCATCTCCATTGTTAGCCTGATGTCCGTTCAAAACAGCGGAAGTTATTTTATATTCATTATCAAGAATGAATGTTAGTTTTTCTTGGTTTGTTAATTCATATGGAACCACCTCCATTCTAATAAACTCTCGGATCATATCTTTTATTTTGCTGATTTGTCCTGTTGGATTATTTTTTGACCCATGAGCCATCACCGACGTTTGATATATCGTCCTACTTAAATTCATTATTTTATCATCAAATCCCATCTTAACTTATTTTTTCACCGATTCTAATTATACCTTCAACTCTTGCAATATTGTTTGAACAATCATCATGTGTTTCCTTCACACCTTCTTGAATAATGTCATCAACACCCCACTTAGCAGTACGCCGTAGTGTACCAATAGTCTCTTTAACTCCGTTTTGAATGGCATCTTCAACATAAACCTGACCATAAAAATCTTCATCGGTTTTCTTCACACCATTTTGGATTGTATTTTTAATTATATCAATTTTACTAAAAATGGAGTCTTTTATATTTTTCACTCCATTTTCAATAGTATTACTAATTCTACCTTCACGGTTTCCACACAAACTTTTGGTTTCTTTAACCCCATTTTCAATGGTATCTTTAATAGCGAATGAATCGGCAATTGATTCAGGTAAGGTGAGTTTTACCCCATTTTGAATGGTATCTTCAATAGCCAATACATGCACTTGTTGTACCGCCGAGGTATGTTTTACCCCACTTTGAATGGTTTCTTTAACATATTGATCTTGATCAAAAAATGGCTCACATTGGGTGTGTTTCACCCCATTTTGAATGGTATCTTCAACTGATCGTTGTTCCTGAAACAGAAACATTGAGGTGCGTTTCACCCCATTTTGAATGGTATCTTCAACTAAAAAGCAAGGATTCAACTTGGTCAGCAGGGTGCGTTTCACCCCATTTTGAATGGTATCTTCAACCACCTCAGGTTTAAGAAATCTTGACTCAAACCATTCAGTTACATATTTTTGATTTTCCGTAATATCTAAAGAAATTGCTTTAAATAAATTTTTAAATAAACTGTAATTATACCACAATGTTTTATCTTTGGTAAATTCAATTGCCCATTTTAATTCTTCAGTTTTAATTAACCAAAGAGATCCATTATGATTATACACGTCCATACCATCGATGGCATCATTAATGATCTCAAATAAAAATTCTTTTCTTTTTAATTCCTTATAATCCATTTTCTAATGTATTTGGGTAATATAAAACTTATTTATATTTCTTAATAATACTAAAAATTATTTGTATTTCCAAATAAAACCTTGTGACTTTTTATATCCTTTCCTTAAACAATTATTTATTGCTTTGTAAGATAATTCTAATTCTTTTGAAGCAATTAAAGCATTCGTCCATTCTTTAATAAATTCATTATCTAATGAAAATTGTAAAACAGGTTTAGATTTAGCGTGAGGTAATCCGGTTCGTTCTAAATATCTTTTATAATTATTATTTTTACCTTTTGCGGATTCACTCATTTTAGTTTTTGTTTCGGAGGTCTTTAATTTACCCTTCCAAAATTCACTCATCTTCTTTTTTGTTTCATCGGTAATTTTTTTACCAAGAGCTGATTGACTCATTTTCTTTTTTGACTCTTCATTATGTTTCCTACCGTACCAAAATGGTTTTAATGTCCCATTCAAAACTAACTCATCGTCTTTTGGTACCCTATAAACTTTACCATTTTCACCTATATATTGTCCCAAACCAACAGTTTTAAAACCAACACCAGGAATATGAGCATTCCTGTTTAATTTATCGGAAATATGTTTGATGATTAACTCTCGTTCATATCCAATACAATCTTCTCTATTAATAAAATCACATTTAATAATAGTTTTAATTAATTTTTTTTTATCTGGTTTCCAAGACCTCATAGACCCCATATAATAAACATCTTTAGTTGGTTCAACTTTAGATGTTCTACTACCAAAATAAAATTCTTTTGTTTTCGGTAATTCTAATTTATAAACATAATGATACATATATTATAAATATATTACGACATCCAAAAGAACAATTTAAATGTTATAAATTATAATGATTTAGGATAATATAATAATGTTGGATTTTTTTTAATAATAACTATATCAGGAAATACTTCTTTGAACTTCTTAACATCAAATTTCTTGGTGATTAAATGGAAACCACTTTTAGTTGGGATGATCGCTTCAATCTTTGGTCCTGAAATGTAACCATTTGGAATACCAACTTCATCAAATTTAACTTCAGTAACTGGGTTACATTCGTATTCAATGAATGCCATCATTAAAGGACTTACCACCTCAACATCATCCAAATCAATAATCCATCTCTTCTCTTGAGTTTTAATTTGCCCAACAACAGAATCAAACAAACCTTTCTGGTTGGATACACCATCCCTAATACGTTCAGCAAGTGACGACAACATATTTAACGAAACATCCTTATGGTTTTGTTTTTGTACGTGAATATACGCCCTCGCCTTAAACATCTCACATAGTTGTTTGATCTCATCATATCTACGTTCCAAATGGTCAATAGATTCAATACAATAAGTTTTAATAGTCCTTACAGATTGGTGATTGTCTCTCTCACCCTCAGGTTGATCTTTCTTACGTTTAAAAACATACAACATATAGAAATCTCCCTGTTCAGAAAAATTCAATAAAGTTTTTATAATTTCTATGTTATCAATCATTGTTGTGTTTATTTATATGATATTTTACAAATATACAAATATTATTGAGGATTTTGTTCCTCATATAACATATCTCTTAACATTTTATTTTCCTCAACTAAAATCTCACATTTTTTATGTTCTTTCAACATTGAACATGAAATAATAGATCCAATAATACAACCAATAATAATCCCAATTATTGCCGCAATTTTATTACTTTTACTTTCCATTTTATAATTGTTTTTTTATTACCTCATTTCTTTTTAAACTTAATTCAAAATATAATGAAGATCCTACTGACCATATAAGACTTTTATTAACGTCATTTATTTTCATTTGATCCTCAAAATTCTTAATTAAATTTTTTGCCCCAAAAATTTGTTCATATGTCTCACAGGAATTAATTACCTTTCTCACCCATTTCTCTACGTCTCCGTAATGTTTACTTCTATTTTCCATTATTTCTTAATTTTGTACCAACCTATAATATAGTAAATAAACTTATTTTACAATTGCGGAATTTAATGTATTAATTAAACCTTGAACTTGACCAAAACTATCAAATCTAATTGATGGGTCAGTATCAAAGAATTCAACGTACCATTCATCGTTTTTAATCTCCTCATTGGTTGGTGTAATAAATGTTATACCATTAACAATATCCAACACGTAGTAATAAGAGTCGTCATCATCATATTCTCCCGTTAGTTCAATTTTAAAACCTAAAAGGATTAATTCTTTTTCTGTCATATTATTTCTTATTTAATGAATTATCTTTTAAAACATATGGTGGATAAATTCTTACTTCAGACCCATCACTATTAAAGTAATATGCAGTGTCTCCATCAAAACTAATGGTATCTGTGTACCATATTGCATCATGCATTGGATTTGATCCGGAAGTTGGCACATAAACCTTACCACTAATCTTATACCTGTATTCTTTTATATTACAGGAAGTTAATCCCAGTAACATAATAAACATTAATTTTTTCATAATTTTTCTTCTTTGATTTTTTCGTGTTTTTCTTTAAACTTGTTAAACAACTCAATTAACTCATCAACGGAATCAAACGCCCATCTTTCTGTTTCGATAACAAAAAAATCACCACCACCACCATTATCAGTTTTGATTGTTAAGAATTGATCCCCTAATGCGCAACAATCCGCATCTTGTGCAAACGTGACCTTAAACTCTTGACTCAATATTTCAGCTTTTTTAACCATATCTTATTTTTATCAAAGATATGTATTTTTTTTAAATAAACCTAATTTTACCCTCAAAATTTTCAACTTCACATAATCCTTCATCAACAGATAATATTCTATCAATGTCTTCAGGAGTTAAATTTAATTTTTCAGGTCTTGCATGGATCTTAAAACTTCGAGTTAAACTTAATTTAGGTTCCTTTATCAAATTTAACACAATTTCGTTTTCACACTTAACAATCATTGGGTATTGCCCATTTACGGTTACAATAGCATCATCGCCAATAAATATCTCTTCGGTAGATCCAAGATATGGTTTCTCATCAATTACAAATAATTTTACTCTAGTCATTTTTCTTTTTGTTATATATATGATTATGATTTAAATTACCACACTGATCACAAGATTTATAATCCATTGAATTTTCAACGTCATACTCAAACTCATCTCCGTGATTAATAATCATCTGAACAATCTCTGTCCAATCATTCATACTTAATTTATTTTTTATCAATCTTAGGTTATCAATTAATTTATCCTGCAAACCATTAATCATCTCAGGACTCCTATTATCATACTCATGAATAAATAGTGATTCATCATCTATTTCAACGTCAACACCAAAACAATTCTCACTTAAACTAATCTTATTCATATCCCTAAATTATTTTTATAATTCATATCTAAAATATAGGTTTTTAAATTTTTAACTAAAGATTCTGCGTCACTTTTTTCATACATATCAGGATATCTTTCCGACAATTGATTTGTTTCTTCCATATCCCGACAACTTGTTAATATATCCAATAACATAGATCTTAACATATGTTCCTTATCGTAGTTATCTTCAACTTTTTTTTCCAATACTTGCCCTTCAAGTTCTTGAGTATATTCAATTAACTCTTGAACCGGATCTAAATCCATTAGGTGTTTATTACCTTTGAATATTTGACTTATACTTTTCATATTAATTTTATAAATCCCAAATTGATTTTTGTTTCTTCTTTGGGAACTTGAGTGATATCCATAACACAATCTTTTGAAACATTCTTTTCATCTTGTTCTTTTTTTGATAATTTTTTATGACTTACCTCACCACCATAACCCTCATTTTTTATATAGGCTAAGGGTGATGGCATATCACTATATTCACACCATAAATCATCCTCATTTATTTTTTCAGTCATCTTTCAAATAATTTAATATTTTTTCTTTAATACCACTTTGTTTGATTCCCTCACTTGATTTTGGAGTTAAAACAAAATTAGATAGACCGGGGTTTTTATCTTCATCTTTACTATGTGAAAAGTTTTTAGATAAAAACTCAATACTCATGTTAAGGTCATC